AGGCCGATGAAGCGAACGGTTCCCAGTTTAATCCTATGTCGCCGTGGAGGCGTACCGGAGATAGGACAGATTTGCCACACTTGTTCCAGGCTATGGTTGAAAAGTACGCTCAAAATGTCAATTTCTTTAAGTCCACTGACATTGATCCTGAAGTAGCTTTGAATACTATGCGTCCTAAACCTCAGCATTTTGAAGAAGAAACGAGGTATAAACATTTGCTTGAGACTATTAGGGCAGATGTACAACAGGATGAAAATCCTTTGACAGCTTGGAAGCGTGACTATGCTGGACAAGCTGATTTCTTGTTGCGGCCCGAACACCGCGATGGTTCTTTTGCTATTGAGAAGAGTAAGATGGAAACCCAAGCTTTTTGGTTTTCTGAGAAGAAACCGGCATTGATTAGGCCTTCGATGACTCCCGAGATGCTTTATGAGTTCTTTACATTTAGACAGCTTGCGGTTCCTTACGTTAAGTTTGTTGAGGACCATCCTGATTATCCTAGTATGACTGCTAAGATAGCTTGGTCCTTTTTAAACTCTTTGAGTCCCACTGATTTTTCCCCTCCTGTTCTTACGTGGGAGGAATCATTATCTTCCTTTTCCGCTGAAGCGATGAAGAACTTGACTAATATTGGTTCTTCTTTTACTTCGTTCTTTGCTAGCTGTAAAAAGTTTGCGTTGGATAATCCGTGGGTTATGGCTGCTGCTGGCATTGTTAGCTTGATTGCTGGCGTTATTGTTGGTAAAAAAATCTATGATTATTTACCGCATGAGTGGAATGCTTTGTACACTGTTCACCCTGAACAGTGCACTTTTGCCAGGGTCTATGGACCTAGCGGTGATGAGGTTTGTCCAATCTGTTGGTTGCCAACGTGCAACCACAAACGATCCGAGTTTAATTACTTGGGTGAGACTCAAAGTTTTGGTGCCAAAAATATGAACCAGACGCGTAAGTTTATGCGTACGTCTGGTAAGCAAAATTTGGATACTAGAATGAGGTCTCGCGCTTTGAAGGCTCATCGATCTGAAGAGCTTCTTGAGACACAGGGCTTAGGTCAGGGTCATTTCTCTAAGTACCGCTTGATAAAGGATACTCAGGGAGCCACTCAGGATATTACTGAAGTGGTTAAGAAGGCGATGTTTGATTTTTCAATATCCCTTTCTGGTGGAGAGTGGGTTAAAGTCGGTTTCTGTTTTGCAGTGACTGGCAAGACTTGTCTTGCTCCTCTTCACTTCCTCACCGAAGCCCTTGGAATTATTGAGGATCGTGGTGATGACTTTCGCGAGCCTGGGTCTATTCGTTTCAAGATGGTTAGTGATTCTGAGGAATATTCTTTTGGTTTGGAAGAAATTGAAAGAATGGCGTATGAGGACGATTGTGCAACTGATGCTTGGTTGTTTGATGTTCCAAAAAAAGAATATCAAGACAAGCGTGATTTGGTTGGTTTGTTTCCTACCAATGATGAAGCTGCCTCTCTTCTTTTTACAGCTTCGCGTAACGTTCAAGCCCGTTTGGTTATGAGACAGCATGATGTTAATGTGTCTCACCTTACGGGAATTCGCGAAGAAAAAGTCCTGTCCAATGGAGCGCTGGAAGTTAGGAGAAACTTGATTTCTTACCAGTGCGATAATTATAAGGGACTTTGTGGAGCCATGTTAGTCTCAGAAGGAACGCGTTTTGCTGGCAAGATTTTTGCTCAGCATATAGCTGGTTCTCAACAAACTGGTGTTAGCCTTGGGGCGATTATTACTGGAGATACCATCCGGAAGTACCAAGGTCGTGTTACTGAAAGGAGGGAACCTAGTTTCCCCGACATGGTTACTCAAGCTGCTCTTGATTTTCATGGAACAGTTCCTGCAGATTATGTTACACGTAATCTCGATGTTCCGTCCAGCGTTTTTATAAAGAATACTCTTTTGCCTTGGGAAGGTGATGGTCCAGAGTATTTTAAGCGTAAGACAACGCCTGTTAATGTGAGTCCCTATAAGTTTGAAGCTAATAGAGCTAAGTTTGGTCCAGTAATTACTGATAAGATCAAGTTGCCCGTTGTCTTGAAGGACTTTATGCGTACTCATTACCTTTCCCATGCCAACCATGTTCCAAAGCGGATCTTTACTTTGGAAGAAGCTATTATGGGCTTACCTGGATCCCACTTTGATGGAATTGATGGGAAGACCTCTGCTGGGTACCCTGATACATCGTTTGGAATAAACGGTGATGACTATTGGAGCTTGGATGTTCTGGGGCGTTTTGTTCCTGGACCTAAATGGCTGACGTTGGTTGAGGATGTTCAGAATTTTATTAATGTTGCAAAAACGGGATTAACTCCAGTTGTTGTGTTTAAGGATTGTTTGAAAGGTGAGAGGCTAGCTGTTGAGAAAGTTGCAGCCGGTAAGGCTAGGCTTATCAGCATACCTCCTAAGTTTATTGTAGTACTTGTTAAAATGTACTACGGTGCCGTTATTAAGACTTTGTCTGATGGTACTCCTTTCAATACCATTCTGAAGGGTTATGACGAGAAGAATGCTGATTACTGGTCTGTGATTGGCAGATATCTCGCTACCTTTGGTGACAATGTTGGGGCTGGTGATTATCAAGCATTTGATCACCATCAGTCTGGACAATCTGTAGAATGGTCAATGGATCTCTTTGATTCGTTCTATACTGACGCTACTTTATGCGATAAGAACGTCCGGAAGGCTTTAACAAGTATTATTATACATCAGTATCACGTCTTTGGAAGCGTTCTTGAAGAATATCATGATGGCATGCCTTCTGGCTGGCCATTGACTTCTGAAATCAATTGTGTAACCAACCTACGGTTGTTTTTGACCGCTTGGCTGGAATTGCATGATTGGCGTGAATCCTCATTGTTGTCTTATTTCGATAATGTCCACTGTCTTTTCCTTGGGGATGACAACATTTTTTCTGTGTCTAATTATTATAGGAAGATGTTTACTCCTCAGCTCATTGCCAAGGTTGTAGCGCGTGAAGGACATGTTTACACTGATGTAAATAAAGGTCCTGCGCGCGACTTCCTTGAGCCTCTTTCGGAAGCTACGGTTCTTAAGCGTTCCTTTCGTG